CAAGCGTATTGCTTATATTATCTAGTGCGTGTGTTCGTATGTGCGTAGGACGCACCCGCATGAACTCTGGACATACACCAGAGATGCAACCCCGGCTGGTTGCGATTCCTCCTGATGCTACGCACCCATTTGGTGGCGAGGAGAACCCAGAGCTGTCTGTCTCAGCCGGTTGTCGCCGTTATAACAAAAACCCCCAAATTACAATAACTATGGTCACAATATTAATCAAAATCGTTCTAGAATTTCTATGGATACTAACCATATCCACCATAATCACCATAACCATCATTGGCTTAACTGAGCTTATTACAAGTATTAGACAACGCGTATTATTAGGTTCCCGGGTTAACGAATTGTTACACAACTGCGATCATATCGCAGAACAACAATTAGTTACCCCTGGTGTCTCCGAATATTACGAGGAAGACAACGTCACTTATGGAGTGGGTGGTGAGTTATTTAGTGTAGACCCACAAGCAATTCACAATAATCGTAATGATAGTATCAATCCTCACGTAGAAGGTACTGACTTGCTTGGATTCAACACAGTAAATAATCAACCACAAAAACAGGAAGTTGTATCTCCACCAGGTGGTGTCACAATCAAACCATTGCACACGAAAGTAGAGAACTGTATGCTACTAGGTAATAGGAAACATTACATGTCCTCTGTCATATGTGAAGCAAAGAATCGCTTTGGCACACCTGAAGACACAAAAGCCAATAGACTTGCAGTGCGTAGATACTGCCTTGACCTCATGAATAAACATGGGTTGAGACCTACACACATAGCACAGGTATTGCCTGTTTGTGTATCACTTGTCTTTACCAATTCGGACAGTGATATATACGCCAAGGAATTGGAGTCAACGTTTGCATATGCTAGCAGACAAGGACCTAGCGGGTACGGGTTTGTACGACGTTTACTGAACACTTTGTTCGGTATGCGTGTGAACAAAGCTGAATATTGAGGGCGCTTGGGTAAGTTGTATGGTGTGAGTCGCACTTCGGTGCTGTCTCATCCCAACCTGCATACAACCTATACCCAGGCGTCAGTTCTTCCTAGAAGTGTACACAAAGTCACAGGGCTAGCACCTCTTGGCACTCTAGGAATATTTAATAGTGACTTAAACACACTACGTACTGCTCTTTTGGAGCGTATGTATTATTGCAAGATAGGAAACACGTTTTTAGCAGCACCGCTGCCAAAAATATCATGTGTGTTTTCTCGTTTGTCCAAATTTAAGAAACAGTTGTTGCGATATAGTCGTGGTATCACCCCACTCAGCGAAGAAGAAGTCGTTGAGACATATGTGGGTCGTAAGCGTACTATATATCAGCAAGCTTTGAACGAATTAAATCAATTTGGACTACGTGTTAAACATGCATACAGTGTCGCCTTTGTTAAGGTGGAAAAAGGAAATACAGCGAAAGCACCAAGATGCATACAGCCAAGAAAGCCAGTGTACAACCTAGTATTAGGTAAATACATCAAACCTCTCGAGCATCGTATGTATAAATGGATTGCACGTGTATTTGGAGATGGTCCTACCGTTATGAAAGGATACAACGTTAAAGATGTTGCTAGAATAGCTCGCGGCAAATGGGATTCTTTCAATTGTCCCGTTGCTGTTGGCCTAGACGCTACTAAATTTGATATGCACGTTAGCCCCAGTATGTTAGCATGGGAACATTCGATATATAATGCTATATATAGAACTCCCGAATTGCGCAAATTACTTGGGTGGCAAATGAACAATCAAGGTAGTGGTTATTGCGTGGACGGTAAGCTTAAGTATAAGGTTAAAGGCAAGAGATTTAGCGGAGACATGAACACTGCTCTCGGCAATTGCATCATTATGTGTGCACTTGTCTGGACATACGCGAATGATCGTGGCACACCAGTTAAATTAATCAACAATGGTGATGACTGCGTTGTGTTTATGGAGCAAGCGGATCTTGATAACTTTATGCTTGGATTGGATCAGTGGTTTCTGGATATGGGATTCCGAATGACAGTCGAAGAACCAGTGTATGACTTCGAGAAAATGGAATTCTGCCAGATGCGTCCAGTGGATGTGGATGGGGAATGGATTATGGTTAGGAACATTAAGACAGCACTAATAAAAGATACAATGTGCACCTTGCCAATTAATAATGAAACAGACATACGTAAATGGATGTATTCGGTTGGAGTTTGTGGATTATCACTATGTAGTGGTGTCCCTATAATGCAAGCTTTTTACCAAGCATATATTCGTAACGGTATAGATGATAAGGGTCGACTTGGAAACAGTGTCCAAATGCAGTCCGGCATGAGAATGCTTAGTGTGGGGTTACAATCCACTGCTAGGGACATTTCAGCGGACTCGCGATTTGGCGTATTTCTATCATGGGGCATCACTCCAGATGAACAACTGGGACTTGAAGAGTTCTATAATAGTTGGTCATTCGACTGGTGCCCCGGTGATATAGTGGAAGAACCAATCATCTATTCATGTCTATAAGTTATCATGGCAATTACTGTGGCCCAGGTTGGTCTGCTGGCAAGAAGCAGCAGTCTGTTGTGTCGAATGTGGAAGCGGTTGATGCGTTTGATCAAACCTGCAAAACACACGACGAGATATACGCACGCGGAGGTAACCTTTACAAGGCTGATATTACCTTCGCCGGAGAGAATCTCTCGGTCCTTGACTTTAAGCGAAACGTCGCTGGACTGATTGTTGGCACACAAGGAGTAATCCGTGGTGTGTCATCATGGTTATCCAGTGATTTTAGCCCAAATGATCATAGGCCATATGATCGCTCCGAGTCACCAGTAGGAAAACTCTGGGCCGATGAAATACCAATTTCATCTACTTATAATCAACCATATAATATCCATAGTGAAACTAACATGGCTAGAACCAAGTTAGCACCATTAACCAAAGCTCAAAAACTTAACCTTAGTAAGGTGTCTGCTGACATTGAACGACTCAATGTCAACAGACCAAAAACCCGCGGTCAAAGGGCAAAACTAACCGCATTGCCACCAAGCATTCGACTAGATTCAGCTCCAGTCTCAATTGGATCAACCATATGTGCATCGAAACCAATAATCCAACATCGGATTAATGGTACCATCGTACGTGGTCGTGAATTTTTGTGTTCTGTTAATGAATCCAGTAACTCCAACTTTCAGATGGCTGCATGTGCACCTTTACACCCCAGTTTCTACCCTTCATCTACCATGGGTACTCTCGCTAGGGGTTACCAGCACTACAGATTCAATAGTTGTAACATTCATTTTGTTACAAGGCAACCAACCAGTAGTACTGGTGAAATTGCACTTGTATACTCATCCATCATCACAGAACCAGCTGAAACTGGTTCAAGTGCTTCTTTCTTGCCTCGTGTCATGACGCGCGGAAATGCTATCCTTGGGCCAATTTGGACCAATCATAGCATATCTGTTGATTGTGATACAAAGTTTAGATTGATTGACCCATTTGTGGGCAGTGATGTTGCTGAGCAAATATACGGCGAGGTACAGGCGTACGTCCAAGGGGACACCGCTAGTTCAACAGCTGGATATTTACTCATCGATTATGAGCTTGAATTTAAAACACCTATGTTTTCAGCCCACTCTACTACCCTCCCACTAACAAGTGGACCTGGGGCACAATTCACGTTGACAGATTCATCCACTACACCAACTGCTAACGCTTCAACACAGTTAACTAACGCAACTGTAGCCAACGCTAGCACGGGGTCAATTTGGAAGTTTTTCCTCAACGCTGATTTAAGTACTCCATCAACTGGCACAACTGCCGCCAATGCTTGGCAAACTATCACTGCATACTATTCTACTACTACAGCATTAACAAATCAATCCATTAATTTACCAATAGTTAGTGGGATGATATTTTATGCTGTTGTAACCCAAAATGCATCGTTATATATTTACTCCACCCTAGAAGAAGCCATTAGTGGTATTTCCTCAGGGCAAATCTTCTACCGTACAACTGGATCCACTGCAGCCTCATGGGTTGTTAATGGATACGTAGTTCGTATTGGTACTGTCAATATGACAACAGTGTCATAAGTGTTAAAGGATACCGTGAAAGTTGGTTACTTTCTCAAGGAATTGCACCTAAGGGTGCTTTCGGTCAGCTAGTGGTGTAGCTGAACACTTACCCCTGTATAACATATTGGCTAGCATATTACTGCAAGATTTGATAGATCTTAAATTTGGCACAC